ACATGCCCTGCAGGTTGTAGGTGATCCTGCTGACCTTGTTACTGCCACTCGTCGGTATCGGCTCGATGTGGGCGTACTGGTTGAACTTCCGCATCTGGTCCGAGAGGTAAGGCAGCAGCGCACGCATCAGGCTCCCCTTCTCGATACCGATCATGAGCGGCCGAACGTCCTTGATGTTCTTCAGTATCCGCGTACTGGCCTCGCGCACGTCCCACCGTCCGAATTCTATCTTCTTCACGAACCAGCGCCCGTCATCGCAGACCTTGACGACGGCGATGGCGCAGTTGTCCAGGTGCTTCTTCTTGTTGTCGCCAGCGGCTACCGCCTCGAACCCGGCAGGGTCCACCGCCATGTACCAGTCCCCATTCTCCGGCTCAGAGCCGAACAGTAACCACTCACTCTTGAAGATGTCCTGACTCATACTGGCGCGGGACGCCATGTACTCCCGCTCGAACATCATCGACGACATGCTGCGCTTGGCAGCAGCGATCTCCTTGGGGTCGATAGTCTCGTTGTCGTAGGTCGTCAGGTGCTTAGCCATCCACTCCGGGTCGACTTCCGACTCGGCGTAGTCGAACCGGTCGTTGAAGAAGTTCTCGCCCGGATCCGGCGTGCCGATGATCAGCGCACCACCCTTCATGTCCGATAGCGCCGGTCGGATGATCTGCTCGAACACCTCCGGCTTCACGTCCTTCGCCTCATCGATGACGCAGTACGCCAGCTTCATACCTCGTAACGAGTCCGGGTTGTCTGCACCTCGCGTGTAGATGCTCACCCCGTTGACGAGCTTGATCCGCCCGTCGTTCACGTTACTGGACTCAATGACCGGCGCTCCCAGGCGGAGCAACTGGTCCCATGCGAGTATCTTCACCATCGAATACGTCGGGGCCACATAGAGGACCGCGGCATCCTCCGCTTTGCACTCCAGCGCCTTGATGATGGTCATGACGATAGCGAACCGGGACTTCCCGCACCGCCGTCCCGCCATGATGACGATAAAGCGCGTAGCGGAGAGGTATATCTCCCGTTGCCACTTGAGCAGGTCGAAGTTGAGGTTACTGTTCACTGACAACGTTCTCAAGTTGCGGTTTAGGCTGCACCACACCTAGTGTGATGTTGATCGTCGGTGACACTCGGGAAGTGTTCTCCTCGCTCCCGTATCGCTTCGGTGCCGAGTACGCCATCACCAGCTTGCGCGTGTTGATCCGCAGCGCAGACCGTGCGACCTCCTCCGGTCCCTCACCATCGGCGATCTCGACCATACGATCAGCATGTACCTCTGCTCCGGTGTCCTTGGCGTCGTTCCACGCTGCCAGCAGAGCGGGGTCGTGTTTGATGGTCGAGAACACATCGCTCAACTTGATGTTGTACGGCAACCGTTCGAGCATCTTGTCAGCCGACTTCCCATTCGCCATGCAGTCGAGTACGAGTGCGAAGAGCGATTCGATGCGTACCTTGCGTAGCGCACGTTCCTCCTTGGTACGAGGAAATCGTGGGAATGGATCGGATGGTTCGGGTACGGGCGCAGTAATCCAGTCCGGGAGCGTTTCGCTCTCGTTACTGTAGTCATATTCGATTGCAGGGCTGGTATTCATGGTTGCATATCTTATCTCCGATTAATTCTAAATACCACAGGGGTGGAGGTTGTGTCAAGTGGGGGAGGATAATAGATTCTTTGAACTTTGAAAAATCCGTTTCGGCGAGTGGGAGGGTCTGGCTAAATCTGAACCTGTGGAGGCTTGGGTACCCCCCCCTGGTCGTCATGCCCCTGGTCGTCATGCCCCTGGTCGTCATGCCCCTGGTCGTCATGCCCCTGCGCCGCGCACCCCTGCGCGGCGCTACCCGTGCACCAGTCACACCCATGCGCCCTAGCACCACGGTCACCCATGCTACCCATGCTACCCATGTGCAGCTATACCCATGTACCAATGAGTCAATGATTAGTTGATTAATAGACTCAACTATTCAATCATTCGTTTATTCAAATCAACTAATGGTTGAGTCACTGCGACTGGAAGATGGGCAACGACCAATGAATCATTGATTCAATAGTTCGTGGAGAAGGGACAGAATCTGGTGCCAATGGCGCCAGTTTCAAATCAACTATTCGAGTGTGGCGCCAATGTCGTTTGCGGGGAGATATACTCTAAAATCAAAAGATGACACGGTTTTCTTTGATCAGGGTTTTCACATACCTAAATCCTGGCGCCATTGGGGCCAATGCACAATTTGCAAATTATTTTTGAAAAGATGTTGACAACCATGAAACGATCAATTATTATTTGAACTGTAGTAACCAATCACTCTAATCACGCTCGAAGGGAAACGATCATGGACAAGCACAAAGGCTATCTCACCATCTGCCGCAAGGCCGGTTGGAAGAACATCCTCGCCGAGACGCGGCAATACATGGAGCGCGATGAAGACGGCGACGGCTTTATCGGTCGCAGTTTCCTCGGCACGGTAATGGGGCTCACCCCATCGGGCAAGGTTTATATGCCTTGGAGCACCAACGTCACCCAGCAAGAGGCGGAGGAAGATGAAAGGTTCTTCGGCGCTCTCGAGAAAGTGGCCGCGGAACATGGTGGCTGGATCGAGAACGGCGAAGGTGACCCTTGCGACATTTTCTTCTGCAAACGATGGGCCACACAACCGAGGAACGCATCATGATCGCTGAATGGTTGGACGTTGAAGTTATCGAACTATTGCCCTTGTCAATCTAATTGGAGAATGAACATGGAACGAACCACACAGAAACATCTTGAGGGTCTCGTCAGTCGCCTTAATCGCTTGACTGGGTCACCAATGACACCATACGCCATGGTCGACGGCAAACCTGTCGCCCAAATCGGTAACTATCATCTCGAATATGCTTACGGTGGTGCGCAACTCGTTCGTATGCATAACCTGGGCGGAGGAGTTAGCGCGCCACTAATGCGGGGTCATGTATCGAAGCGCGAATGCTATGAGGGGATCTATGCCTTTATTCGCGGGATCGAGGCAGAACAAGAAAGGACCAAATCATGAAAACGAAACCGGATAGCGGCATCGAACAGTTGAAGGCTTTTATCCGCCAGCCTTACGCATGGCCAGGCGGATATCCTCTATATGCCGTCATGGGAGATCGTACACCCGACGGTGTACGCTACACCACCACAAACGTTTGGTTAGCACTCGCTGGCCTAAAGGATTAGATCATGAAAGCATACGTTCAAACTTGTTGTGTACGTCCCGACGGGTCTAGGGATTCGTTCTCGACAACAGCATGCGATGCCAAAGTATCGACGCTATGGTGGCAGGATCAAGGTCTATCGTTTACCGCTAGTGGTTACGGTAGTCGTATTCCGACGCGCTATATGGTCCGCTGGTATGGCAAATGGCGCAGGGTGTATTGCCGCATCTATTCAAACGTCGGCGCCTGCTACATCGGCAAGCCGTCGGACAGTCTAATCGTTTCCAATATTGAGGAATAAATCATGACACAACTAATCAAATCAAACTTTTCTTTATATCATTCCATGTGTGCAACGTTAGACCTTGATAGCGTCCTCGAATATGGCACGCCTTTGGACATCCGTAACGCTCTCGACGCTGTAGCGGACCTGCTGGGTCCAGGTGCTACGGTAAATGACATCGAAACGCTACGCGACGACAATGCAGAACTCAAGGATAAGGCAGACGAACTCGAAACGGAACTGGGTCGCTACAAGGGCTTTTTCGACGACATCGTGGATAGCTGGCAGGATACGTTAGCTAGTGGTCGCTGGCCTTGCGCGAAACCGGACGACAACAATATGTTGCAAGCCTTGAGGGACGACATGCAACGCGGCGCGGATGCTATTGCGGACCTTGACGACTTGAAAGGGGACTAGTCCATGTTAATCAAAACACAATTGATTCTAAATCGCCTGGCACTAACAAGACTCCGTCGCAGGCTGACCGAGATCGAGCAGGAGTATTTGACGGCTACCCTTGCACGTCATGACCTATGCGAGCGGCAGGCGGCAGAGCGTTACCGGACGCACAGCAGCCGTGCTGGCGACGTTGCTGTAATCGTCGGTGTCATCATCGCGGCGGTCGTCACTGTCACACTGGTAGGAGCGTAGACCATGATCCTATTCGAGATCGGCATCGTGATTATCATCATCTGGTTAGCCTGCAGGTAGCGGAAACCAGCCACCAAACAACAAGGGCGCTCAATAGCGCCCTTTTCTACGTCTACCCTAGGCTACCCTAGCCTGTGTTGCCCCTTGCAAGCTTACGAGGGCTATCGTAGCCCTTGGCTGTTGCGGCTTCGTGGATACCATCCAAGATACGCTGCTTGGCGTCAATCACTTGTCGTCTATAGGTGGCCTCTGCATGCTGTATCGTCGGGTTAATCGCCCATGTCGCGCCGGTCTTGCGTTCATCGGTCTGGATCATCCAGCCCATGTCGACCAGCGGCTGTACCGCGTTCAGGATCGCGTCGTTGTGTTGTCCTATAGGTATCAGTTCCAGTGGGCGCTTGGCACTGCGCTTCAGATCGCGCAGAGTCACGGTAGGATTGTCGGAGATTTGCACGATGTGCTTGATCATCCATAATTCTATCGATCCTTCCGTGAGACCGGCAATCTCGCTGTACAGGTAGCGAATGGCAGGTATCACATAGGATCGCACGAACCTCACCGCGGCGCGCATCGTATCGTCTGACACTTCCGACGCATAGGGGGATGTCAGGACATGCAGGACAAGGGCGAAGCGCAGGGCGGTGCCCTCCAGCTTGCCGTATGCGGTCATGTATTCGTCAGTGGTCCCGGTGATGCGCTCATCTCGGCTGTTCTGCCAGTACCATGATGCGAATGCATCGAATGTCGCATGGGCGGCAGGCGACAGGGTATAGGTCTGGGCAGGCAGGGCAGCGATCAGGCGCAGGGCAGACTCCCACTGCGGCGCATAGGTCAGGCAGGACGGCATCGACAGGTTTGGCTTGCCTGACTTGCTCGGGTCGAGCAGGCC